AAAGCGATCATGACCGACGCCGCGCAGGCGTTCGGCGGCGTGTTTGCGTTCCTCGCCCCGGTCATGGGACCGGCTGCGGCGGGTCCCGCGGCGGCGGCGTCGGCTACCGTGTCGGCCGCGGCGATCTTTGATGTCGGCACCGACTACGTGGTGCGCGGCGGGCTGGCGCTCATCCATCCCGGCGAGACCATCATCCCGCCGGCGCGCGGCTCCGGGCCGTACAGCGGCGGCGGCATGGCCGCGCCGACCGTGCATGCGCCGGTGAGCATCAACATCTCGGCGCTCGACTCGCAATCCGTATCGCGCTTCTTCAACGACAACGCGCACCACATGCTCCGCGCTATCAACGACGCGGTGAAGCGCGGCGCGCATGTCGGGTTGCGCTCCGCGCGTGTGTGACGATGGGCGCGTGACGATGGGCTCAGATGGGTTACATCCTCGGCGTCAACCTTTTGCCGTCAACCGGCGAATTCACCTACGACACGGTCCCCTATCTCGGCCAGCGGGTCACCGAATCGATCCTGACCTCGATCAACCGCTACGCCAACGGCGGCCCGAACGCTGGCACCGGCACCGTCACCGACTATTCGATCTCGATCAACGATCTGCAGGCCGCGTTTCCCGGCTGCACGACCGTTGCGCTCGTCATTTCCTGGTTCGGCAACTCGACAGATGTGACCGCTTGCCAAATCTATCCGTCGACCACGTATATCAACGGCGTGTTTCAGCAGGTTGCCGGCGGGTCGGATGTCTGGCGCTGTTCGAGCCTGACGCAATCGTCGTCGGGTTTGATCCCGATCCCGCAGGTCGGCTCAAGCTTCATCTACGGCGGCACGCCGTCCGACCAGTCGATCGTCCGCTGCATCCGCGATCTTAAAGCTCGCGGGCTGCGCGTCGTCTTCTATCCGTTCATTCTCATGACGGCGAGCGGCGAGCCTTGGCGCGGCCGGATTACCTACAACGGCGCCGACATTTCCAGCGCGGCGACGACCGCAATCGACAACTTCCTTGGGGCCGCCGCGATCTCGCAGTTCACGCGCGACACGACCAATCTGACCGTCGCGTATTCGGGTTCCGCGACCGACTACACCTACCGGCGGATGATCCTGCACTATGCCAACCTGTGCGTGGTCGCGGGCGGCGTCGATCTTTTTCTGCTCGGCTCCGAGTTTCGCGGGCTCGAAATCGTCCGCGGGCCGGCCTGGACCAAGGCGGGCACGGTCTCGGGCGGCATCGCGACCTGGGACTATCCGTTCGTCGCCGGGCTCATCCAGCTTTCGGACGACGTGCGCAGCGTGTTCGACGGCGCGGGCCTCAGCAAGGACACTGTGAACCTGCACAATCTGATCGCCTATTCGCCCGACTGGTCGGATTGGATGGGCTATCAGCATCCTGGCGAGAACGGCCAATGGCCGCATCTCGACCGGCTCTACGGCCACGGCAACATCGATCTCGTATCGTTCGACAATTACCTGCCGCTGTCGGATTGGACGACGGGCAACGGCGGCCTCGACGCGGAGAACTGGCTCGCCGCGCCGCCGAGCGGATCGTGGCCTCCCGCGGCCGGGACCTTCAACGGCCTCGGCATGACCGGCCAGCCGATGATCTGGAGCATTCCCTATCTGAAGGCCAACATCGAGGGCGGCCAGTATTTCAACTGGTTCTACAACGACAGCAACAATCTCGGCATCGGCCTCGATCCGAACGGCACGGATCTTCGCGTTTCGCTGCCGCAAGGCGATCGGCTCACGCAATCGCGCAATCAGTATTACCCGAACCAGCAATTGCTCGCCAACAAGCAACTGCGCTGGTGGTGGAACAACTATCACTTCGCGGTCTACGACGACGGCGACGGCACTGGCTGGTCGCCGCACGGCTCGCCGACCGAGTGGGTGCCGAACTCGAAATCGGTTACGTTCGCCGAATACGGATTCCCGGCCTGCGACAAGGGCACCAACCAGCCGAACCTGTTCTACAGCCCGAAATCGACCGAGAGCGGCACGCCATTCTGGTCGATCTGGGACGCAAGCGAAAGCGTTGCCGGCGAGTATTGGCCGCGCCGCGACGATCTTCTCTATTTGCTCGCGCTGCAGGCCATCTACGAATATTGGGTCACCGATGGCCACAATGCGACGGTCGGCGGCGTGCCGATGATCCAGACCGCGTTCATGTCGGTGTGGAACTGGGACGCGCGGCCGTTTCCGACTTTTCCGCAGATGGTCGGCGTGTGGGGCGACACCGGCGCCTGGCCGGCCGGCAATTGGCTTTCCGGCAAGGGGCCGTTCGTGCCGCCGCCGCCGCCGGACAATCCGCCGGCGCCGGGGACATATGCGACGTTTCCGGCGGTCGACACGCTCGGCTGGTCGGTGAAGCTGTCGCCGATTTTTTCCACCGGCGCGGCGCTGCACGTCTCCGGGCGTGAGGTGCGCGCGGCGAAGTATGTCGCGCCGCGCTTCGAGATCGAGCTGAAATACGACGTGCTGCGGCTCGCCTCGCCCTACGAGGAATTGCAGACCATCGTCGGCTTTTTCGAGCAAGCCCAAGGCGAGGACGCTTCGTTCTACTTCGAGCCGCCGGCGCTGTCGCCGGTGACCGGCCAGACGATCGGCGCCGGCGACGGAGCGGCCAGGACATTTGCCTTCGTCGTGTCGATCGGCGGCGCGACCGTGTTGCCGGCGAACGTCGGCATGCCGCCGAACGTCTATCTCAACGGCGCGCTGCAATCGTCAGGCTACACGGTCAATGCCAACGCGCTGGCGCCAACGGTAACCTTCGCGAGCGCGCCGGCGTCGGGCGTCGCCGTGACCGCGGACTTTCACTGGTACTTCCTTTGCCGCTTCGACGACGACAGCGAGGACGCGGAGGAATTCATGTCGCAGCTCTATGCGCTGAAATCGCTGCGGCTGCGCACGGTGCGCTCGTAAGCTCATAGCCCTCTCCCCGCGCGCGGGGAGAGGGCTTCTCCATGCAAGCCGTTCGCTCGGATGGGTGAGGGGGCCTCTCCGCGAGTCTGAGCCTGGCGGAAACGCCCCCTCACCCCAACCCTCTCCCCGCGCGCGGGGAGAGGGAGTCGAACGCAGGAGCGGGCAAACATGACGACTCCGCCCTCGCTGCCCACGCTCGCCGGGCTTTCCTGGTCACGCCACAAGAAGCCGGGATTTTCCACGCGCGTCGCCTCGCACGTCTCGGGCCGGGAAGTCCGCGTCGCGCTGATGGCCTATCCGCTGTACGAGTTCGAGGCGGTCTATAACGGGCTCACGTCATCGGCATCGCTGTTCGCCGGCCTCGGCGCATCGAGCCTGCAAACCCTGATGGGCTTTTTTCTGCAGCTGCAAGGGCAGTTCGGGACGTTCCTTTACACCGATCCGGACGATAACGCGGTCACCGGCCAGGCCTTCGCGACTGGCGACGGCCAGACCGCCCCATTCACCATCGAACGATCGCTGGGCGGCTTCCTCGAACCTGTCGGCTGGGTGACGACGCTCTCGAACGTGTATTTGAACGGCGTCCATCAATCGAGCGGCTTCTCTCTCACGCCGCCGAACACGCTGACCTTCACGTCGGCGCCGGGCTCCGGCGTCGTCGTCTCGGCCGACTTCGCTTACGCGTTCCAATGCCGCTTCCTCGAAGATCAGATGGACTTCGAGGAATTCATGGCGAACTTGTGGAAGCTTCACAGCATGAAATTCCGCAGCGTCAAGCCGTAGCAATTCATCCTCCCCGGCGGAGCGGTAGAGACGCTAAAATACCTGCGTTTCCCGGCCGGGATCGTTACAAACACGGCGTCTGGGACGATCCCGGAACAGCGGCGCACCACTTCGTGCTGCGCCGCATCCGGGAAACACAGTCATTTTTGCGCCTATCCGCTCTGCGGGTGAGGATGAGGTGACCAAATGAAGCCGGCATCCTCCGCGCTCATCGCCTATCTCAACAGCGCGCGCGCCAGCCCCGACGTGCCGCTGTTGATGGCCGACGCTTTCACCTTCACGCTGCGCTCGGGGCTTGTGCTTTGCTACACCAACGTCGACGTGACGTTCAGCTACGGCGGCAACACCTATCTCGGTAACTCGATCCTGGTCGACGGCCTCAAATACAAGGCCGCGGTCGGGCTCGAAGTCGACCGGCAGCAAATCACGGTCGCGGCGCGAGCGACGGACACGATCGCGGCGGGCGCGCCGTTTTTGCAGGCGCTGCGCGACGGCGCGTTCGACGGCTGCGAGATCGTGCGCTACCGTATTTTCTTCTCGGACAAGATCGGGGGCGCCGCGATCGGCGCGGTGACCTTGTTCAAAGGCCGGCTCGGCGTCGTCGACGAGATCGGGCGCACGTCCGCCAAGCTCACGGTCAATTCCGACCTGGTGCTGCTCGACATCGACATGCCGCGCAACGTCTATCAGCCGACCTGCCTGCACACGCTCTACGATTCCGGCTGCACGCTGGTGAAGAACGCGTTCGGCACCAACGGCAGCGTTGGCTCCGGATCGACGGCGAGCGTTATCAACTGGACGGGCGCCAGCGCGAACTTCCAGCAGGGCTCGATCACGTTCACGTCGGGGGTCAATGCCGGCGCTACCGCGACCGTGGGCTCGGTCGTTGCCGGCGCCTCGCTGACCTTGCTCTATCCGCTGGAAAGTCCGCCGGCGGCCGGCGATGGCTTCACCGTCTATTACGGTTGCGACCACACCCCCGGCACCTGCCAGAGCAAGTTCAACAACCTGGCGAACTTCCGCGGCTTTCCCTATGTGCCGCCGCCGCAAATGGCGATATAATGTTGATATGCGGCTTGGAGGGGACGAGGTGAACCAACGGGTGTCGGCAATCAATTTGCCGATGCGTACTTGGTATATCTATGTTCTCATCGATCCTCGTAACGGGGAAGTAAGGTACGTCGGTTGGACAGTTCATCCAAAGACACGGCTGAGAGACCATATCAAGCCTAGTCGCGTCAGCGGAAACCAAAGAAGAGATAGGTGGATCGCCTCACTCCTAAGGCACGGGTTTCGTCCCCGCATGGACATTATCGAATGCGGCACCGGAGACTACGCAAAAGCCGAGTCCCACTGGATTAGACATTATCGTTCCCTCGGGTACGATCTGACAAACCACACGGATGGGGGTGAAGGTGCGCCTGGCCGCCGGCATACCGCCGAGGCTAAAGCGCGCATGAGCGAGAAACGGCGCGGCCGGAAACCCACACCACAAGCACTCGCGGCTGCTCGCGCTGCTACGCTAGGAAAATCAAGACCGGCCCATGTGGTTGCCGCCATGCGGAGTAAACTGCGTGGTCGAGAAAAATCTGCTGAGCACCGTAAAAATCTCGCTGCGTCGAAGTTGGGGAAAAAGCTATCGGACGCGCACAGAAAAAAGCTGTCTGAGGCTCATCAAAAAAGGTCTCCAGAGGAACGGAAACGACAGGCGCGTCACGCTGCGCTCTCCCAGAGGCCAGCGTCAGAAGAAAAGCGACGCCGTATTTCAGAAGCGAAGAAGGCGTGGTGGGCGATTCGCTCCGCAGAGGAGCGGTCAGAATTCATGCGACAAATTAGGATAAAGAAACATGACGCGGCTTACAGAGCAACAGCAGCGAGCGTTCGTTGTCTCTGAAGCCAGAAGTTATATTGGGACTCCATATCATAATTGTGCGGACATAAAGGGTGTTGGGATCGATTGCGGTATGTTGCTCCGCAATGTGTTTGTAGACACCGGGCTCGTCCCGGCGTTCGATCCGCGGCCCTATCCGGCCGATTGGCACCTGCACCGTAGCGAGGAACGCTATCTCGGATTCGTCTTCGATCGCTGCTCGGAAGTCACGGCGCCGCAGCCTGGCGACGTGACGATCTTCAAGATCGGGCGCTGCTACTCGCATGGCGGCATCGTGACGAACGCCGCGCCGTTGACGATCGTGCACGCCTATCATCCAGCGCGCCGCGTCGTCGAGGATGAGATTAGCCGCGACGCGTTCCTGAGCGATCCGGTCCGCAAGCCGCGCATTTTCAGCTTCTGGCAAACGACGCAGCAACGGCGCGCAAACGGGTTGGAGGGCGGCGTTTGCGCGCCGTTGGGTAAATGAGCGGCCTGTTCGGCGGCAAGGCACAGCCGGCGGCCGTGAAGCCGGATTATACCGGGCTGCAAATCCAGACCGCGGTCAACACGCTGCCGGTGCCGATCGTATGGGGTGAATCGAAGCTCGCCCCGAACGTCATCTGGTACAACAACTTCCAGACTCAGCAAAGCGGCGGCGGCGGCAAGAACGGCGGCGGCAAGGGCGGCATATTCGGCGGCGGCGGCGGCGGGAGCACAACCTACACCTACAGCGCGGCGGTGATCCTGGCGCTTTGCGAGGGACCGATCGCCGGCATCAATCAGATATGGAAGAACCAATCGCTCTACACGCTGGCCAGCCTCGGGCTCACGCTGTTCGCCGGCACGACGCCGCAGTCGCCGTGGAGCTACGTCTCCTCGGCCTATCCTTCGCAGGCGCTCGGCTACCAGGGAACCGCCTACGTCTGCGCCTCGAACTACAGCCTCGGCACCAGCGCGACGCTCGACAATCACAATTTCGAAGTGCAAGGGCTGCGCTACGGCACCGGCTGGAACCGCAGCTCTTACCCGAGCAATGCGCCTGACGCCGATCCGTCCCTGGTCGTTTCCGACTATCTGACCAGCGCGCAGTTCGGCATCGGCTTTCCCTCCGGCTCGATCGACGCGACCACGCTGTTCGGTTCCGGCGGCGACGCCTCCTATCAGACCTATTGCCGCGCGGTCGGCTTCGCGCTTTCGCCGGCGCTCACCAACCAGGAGCAGGCATCGAGCATCTTGGGGCGATGGCTGAATCTCACCAATACCGCGGCGGTCTGGTCGGGCGGCCTCCTGCGCTTTGTTCCCTACGGCGATGCCGCCGTCACCGGCAACGGCATCGCGTTCACGCCGAACGTCACTCCGATCTACAATCTCGGCGACGACGATTTCAAGAGCGAACATGACGCGGACCCGCTGCAGGTTTCGCGCAGCGACCCATACGCGGCCTATAACGTCTGGCGGATGGAGTGCGCCGACCGCAACAACGCCTACAATCTAACGTCCATCGAATCGCGCGATCAAAACGCGATCGAACTCTACGGCATGCGTATCGCGCCGACCGTGACCGCGCATGAAATCTGCGACCTCAACATCGGCTCGCTGTCCGGCCAGCTCATGCTGCAGCGCGCGGTGTACATCCGCAACACCTACAAATTCCGGCTGTCATGGGAATATTGCCTGCTCGATCCGATGGATCTGGTCACGGTCACGGATTCGCTTCTTGGCCTCTCCAACGCGCCGATCCGCATCACCGAGATCGAGGAGGACGCGAACGGCTTCCTGCAGGTGACGGCCGAAGAATTCCCGCTCGGCGCCGCGACGGCGACGCTTTACCCGACGCAAGGCGCGACCAACAATCCGATCAATCGCGACGAGGCGGCCGATCCGGTCAACACGCCGGTCATCTTCGAGCCGCCGTCCGCTCTCGTCGGATCGACGCCGCAAGTCTGGATCGCGGCTTCGGGCGGCTCAGGCGGCGTCGCCGATCCGAACTGGGGCGGCTGCAATGTGTGGCTCTCGACCGACGGGTCGTCCTACGCCCAGATCGGCGTCACGGTCGGACCGGCGCCGCAGGGCGTGCTGACGGCAAATCTGCCGGCGTTCGGCGGCACCAATCCGGATGCGGCCGACACGCTCGCGGTCAACATGGCGGAGAGCGGCCGCACGCTCGCCGGCGGCACGCTGCTCGACGCGCAGCTCGGCAACACGCTCTGCATCGTCGACGGCGAGCTGCTCTCGTTCGAGACGGCGACGCTGACCTCGGCGAATAACTATTCGCTGACGACGATGTACCGCGGCCTGTACGGAACCGCGGCGGCCGCGCACTCGACGGGGGCGCCGTTCGCGCGGCTCGACGACACGATCTTCAAGTACGACCTGCCGCCGCAATATGTCGGTGTCGAGCTCTACGTGAAGCTGCAATCGTTCAACGTGTTCGGCGGCGGCCTGCAAGCCTTGTCGGCGTGCGCCGCCTACACCTACACCCCCTCCGGCGCCGCGGGCGATCATCCGGTCGCCCGCTCCTGGATGACCGGAACGCCGATGGACATGGGCTCGGTCGCGGGAACGGTGGCCGCGAGCGACGATTACGGCACGCCGTTCACGCTGCCCGTCGAACTCGATG